CTTTGGTTGATCATGAGTTACTTTAATACACCACAAACTCCCCTAGCTGGTAGAGCAGATCTTTTCCAGGCCAACCCAGATTTTCAGTCTTTACTGAATGCGAGTGCATTTGATCTAGGTACTCCTTCAGAGCTTACTGAAACTACTGCAGCACCAGCTACTGGTCCTAGCGGTTCCTTGGGTGCTAGTTCTTTACAGCCTAATAATCCTTATGGCCTTGATCCCAGCAAGCTAAGCGACGATAATAAATTGCAGCTTTTCTTAGTTGATAAGTTATTTGGTCAACGCTCAACAGCAGAGGATGATGAACGTAGATTCAGGATGGTCCAGATTTTACAACGTGAAGATGCTGAACGTGCAAATAAAATGGGCAGAAAGAATGCGATTCTAGGATCTCTTCTAAAAGATATTCCTAAAGCAGTTACTAACATGGCAATGGCCGGTACTGTATACAACGCACAGAATGCAGTGGGACCATTCAACGCAGCTCAATACGGTAGACAGTATTTCACCTAAAACTTTTTGCTTGTAAAATAGTTAAAACAGATAGAGAGAAATTGTGGGTTTTAATTTAGGACAAGCAGCGGCCGGTTTTAATCCAGGTGGTTTTGACTTAAACAAGAATTTTTTCGGTGGAGGGGGATCTAGTATTCCTTCTTTCCAAACAGGAGTTGATGCTGGTGGCGGCTTTGCTGGTTCTAGCGAAGGCGGCGGTTTTTTGAATGGTTTAGCCGGCAAGTTTAGCGGTCTTTTTGATGATGATGTTACAGGTCAGGCATTAGGTCTTGCTACCTTACAAAGTAATCTTGGTATCCAAGCAGCAAACATTAATAACATGGCAGCTCAAGTAGCTGCAGAGAACGCACAGAATAGTTTATTAACCGACTATAACTTACAACGAATTGCGAAAGGTGATAGGCAACGGTTTAATACAAATCGATTAGGGAGACAAGAACAGCTAATGGCTGTTGTTCCAGGTACAATTTCCCATGCTACGTACAACACTAAAAATCCAAACGTTGGTGCTGCAACAGCGGCACAGCTGGCCGGTATGCTTGGTTAATAGATACGCATAGTTTAGAATAACAATATTAGTTGGCACGTATTAAATAATGGTACTTGGAAAGCTATTCAGTGGTTTAGGAGGTGCAGCATCAGGAGCAGCAGCAGGCTCTGTATTTGGTCCAATTGGAACCGGAATTGGTGCTGTCGTTGGTGGCTTAGGAAGCCTTGGCGGTTCTTCCAGTGGCGGAGGCGGTGCAGGAAATATGGGTGGTATGGCTAAAGCGTTTGTTCCCAAGCCTATACCAACACCCTTTGGCAGTGTAGAAGATGCAGGTGCTTTTCTTGACGAATACAAGGCAGGTAATTTGGGTGGCTTACGTAGAGATGATGCTTTAGATATGGCATTTAATAATTTATCTCCTTTTGGTAGAAATCAATTACTAACTGAATCTGACGCTGCTAAAGAAATTGTAGGTTTCCAGTACGATCCAAAGAAACGTGGTGAGCTAGCTTCTGTCTTTAGTGATTCAGCCTTTGGTGGTTCTTCTGCTACTCCGGGTTTTGTAGATCAAATCTCAGCGCAAGCAGAAGCCTTAGGTGCTAATACACCTGAGGAGATTCAACGCCTTGCATTTAATGCAGCAGCTAGATCACCTAGAGGCCAGAGGATGTTTGCAACAGGACCACAGACACAAATGGAAGCACAATACGGTCAGCTTCTTCGTGCCGGTGACGGCACTCTTACTGGCAGGTATGATGTAGGCCGTGGCATGGAAGATCTTATCGCCAAGCGTATCGCAAGCGCATAACGGAGTTTAATTATGGCAAAACAATCTTTATTTGATATCGCAAATCAGTATGGCGCAGGGTCTGACTTTGGCCATTACGATACTGAAATTGCTAAACAACAAGGCTACAGCAACCAAGATATTTTAGATTTTTTAGATGCTAACCCTGACAAGTTAGCCGCTGGCAATAAAGCCGGAGGTCAAGATGGTTTGTACGACGAGCTTAAAAATAATTCCGTTGACTTTAATAAAAGTGTAGTCGCTAATCGCGGTGGCGCATCTGGTTCTGAATTAGAAGAATCTATTGCGCAACGTAATCAAGGTTTTAAATTAGATCAGATTGCAGCAGCTGGTAATGTACAAGCTAATATCCAGCGTTTAGTTAATAGTGCGAATATGTATGCCGCTGACACTACAGCGAAGTGGCAGATGTATGGCGCTGATGCTGCAAGAGATGCAAGCATGTATGGCGCTGATGCGGCTGAGCGCACCAGTAAGTATGTAGCTGATGTAGATCGAACTAAAGCAAAAGAAGTAGCAACTATTCAAAGTGCTTTTAGTCTTGAACTACAAGATATTGTCAATGCAGGAGCGAAAGAAGTTGAAGCAGTAAGAGGTGAGTATCAGCTAGCCAACACTGATCTGACAGGACAGTATGGCTTAGAAAACACTCGTTTACAAACAGCATCTGCACGTGACGTAGCTAATCGCAATAGAGACGCAACAGTCTTTGGTTCGTTGATGTCTGGTTTCTGGTCTTAAAAGTTTACTTCATAGTATAATTAAAGAATAGGTAGCAACTGTACAAATGGCCAAAAACCAATCAAGCCAAACTGAATATGACGCAGCCAATGACACTTACGAAGAAGAACCTGGTATTCCTTTGAGTGATTTCGAGGCTTTGCTTGATAGATTAGAAGGTTCTAAGAAGCGTCAACAACGTCAGAAGTCTGTTGAAGGCCGCCGTGACATCTATAGCCAGGGCCTGGCTGCAATGATGGGTAACTTCTGATATAGTTTTTTTACTTAAAGAAAGATCATGGTAGAAGGCGCAAAGGACCCACCAAAGGGACAACTAGGTGTGACATCAACTCCTGATGATGTTGACAAAACCTATGAAAATGATGATTGGTTTGATCTAGAGAAATACAAAGACGCTTCAAAAGTCGCCTTTGATTATTCTATATGGAAAATTCAAGAGGCAGCAAAGCAAGAGCGAGAAACAATTGGGAAAGGTGCAGATGAGGAACGAGCTACCAATCGTCAAAAGCAGCAATTCTCTGAAAAAGATGAAGAGCGCGATTACAAGCAATCCCAAAAAGGCTACCGATTCTGATATAAATATCAAGTCATTTGCGATTTGGCTTGATAACTTAGATAGTGCTTCCAGGGAATCGTTTACTGCTTTTGCAGAAGATACTTTTTCGCCTATTCAAGTTTATATCTATGCTAAGTTCCTTGGTTATGACGGTAGTATTATTTGTGTAGATGATTGGGTGGCAGAGGTTTATCCAAAGCCTGATCATTTAAAAGTCTTACTGTATGAAATCGAACAGATGCAGGAAGACGTGCGTAAGTTACGTTTAGATATTGAAAACTATGCTGTTAAGCGTGACGCTGGTGTAGCACGTATTGCACAGATGCAAAAAGAAATCCGTGGAACAATTGCACAAGTAGATGCCTTTGTTTCATCTAAAGATAGAAAAGGCCTTCTCCTGGCGGGAGCAGATCGAGCTATCCGTGAACTTAACTCTGTATTTAAAGACGATCCTATTGAAGGGCCTTTACAAGAAGCTGCAATGTCTGTCTGGGCTAGAATTCAATTTGAAGACTAATTGGTTATATGAAACCAGCTAATCAAAACCAACAACCAAATGTCTTTGATAAAAGAGATATTCAGTCTCTTCTTTTAGATATTGAAAAGAATCGTAAGCTAACCGGGATACCTATACAACAGGGAATGGAAGGCGCTGCTGACCCTGCCATCTTTCAAAATTTATTAACTAAAGCACAAGCTAGACCTAATGGATAAACCAAAAATACCACCTGAGCTTCTTGCTTATTATAAAAAGAAGGTAGCTTCGACTCAAGGTATTGAAGCTGAAGATCTTGCTAATAAAGGATTAAAAGCTTCTAGAGCAGCTAAGAAACATAAAGGCAAAAAGTAGAGTACCATTTAAGTAGTACTGAAAACATATTGTGCCTTCACATCTTCATCTTGCTTACAGACGTAATGCAAAAGCTGCTGCTGCAAATCATCGTTTACGTAAGACAGATCAAGAGGATATTTATGAAAGAGCAAGAGAAGACTTTGGTTTCTTCTGTGAGTATGTAGCTGATAAGCCGCCAGCAAGGCATCATAAAGAATGGCATAAGCAATTGGTCACAGAAGAAGACAGCTCCTGTTTAACTAAAATTGCTGGACCCAATATTGATTTGCTAGGCCCACGGGGCTCAGCCAAGTCCACTGTCCTAGGTCTTTATACTGCCTGGGCCATTGGTATTCATACGACGGCACGCAAGCCTCTACAGATTCTTTACCTAAGCTATACAGTTGATATTGCACGTTCTAAGTCAGCCACGATTAAACGTATCATTGAATCTAAACGGTATCAAAATGTTTTTCCTAGGGTTAAGTTACTGAAGAACGTAACTTCAAATGAGTACTGGTCGATTGACCATAAGTTTGCAGGTATCGATACAACAGGTGAAGAACAATTTACCTTATGTGCAGCTGGTCTCAAAGGATCGGTGACTTCCAAACGATCTCATCTGGTTATCATTGATGACCCTGTGAAATCTGCTGCAGATATTGGTAACCCAGACATCCGTAAGATGATGCAAGATAACTGGAATGCAGTTATTGCACCAACGATGTTTGAAGGGGCCAGGGCAATCTGCCTTGGCACCAGATTCCGACATGATGATATCCATGCAACAACCTTCTGCTCACAAAACAATTGGATGCAGATTGTGTTATCTGCAATTTTAAATAATGAAGAGACAGGAGAGGAGGAATCGTATTGGCCAGAGATGTGGTCACTGGAATACCTAAAAGAAAAGAAACGACAAGCTCCTATTGCTTTCTCTTTCCAGTATATGAATCAAATCGTCAGACAAAGCGAGCTATCCCTTGCACCTGAACTGTTGGTTAAAGCAGAGATTGCAACAGAGTTTGATTGTCTTGGTATCGGTGTTGATCTATCAGCTGGCATTAAAGAAAAGAATGACTATACAGTTATGGTCCTGGGCGGACGCCTTGGAGACAAGATTCACATTATTGATTATCGTAGGATTCGTGTCATGGGTAATCTAGAAAAGCTAGATGCCATGAAAGAGTTATTGAACGACTGGTCGATTATTGGTAGACAAACAGATGGCTTATGGTTCCCTACTTACAACACATGTGATATTTGGTCAGAAGCTGTTCAATACCAGGCATCCCTGGAAGCAGACTTCAAACGTGTATGTTTAAACGAAGAAAATCTTTATAACCTTATTTGGCATCCTGTCAAAGGTTTCCGTGCAGATAACCTTGCACGTTTCCGTGGAATCATGGGAATGTTTGAAGATCGAAAGATTGTATTTAATAGGTATCGTAACTTTACTAATATGTTTGAAGAGCTTACGAATTTCG